TCTAAAAATTGAATGCCATTTACCACTAAATCATCAATATTTAATTCATTTAAATCTACATCTATATCAGTAAGATAATCGTATAGCTCGTCATAATATTCTGTGTCTATCGTTACACAGCAACTATCCATTAGTCGCATTAAGTTAAATTCTTTCATAATTCTAATTTTATTTGATTTTTACTAGGCTCCCAATGATAATAAAATAGAGTATAGTTTGTGTCTCTACCAAACTTGTCTTCAAATGTTTTTGAGCCAAGCAGTGGAGTGTCTTTATCTATTATCATTTTCTTATCACTGTGTTTGACAAGTATTTTTTGGTTAGTATACTTATAAGGCAGAGCAACAAGATCAAGCCCAGCGTGTCTAGGATTAACCTTGTAGCCTGTTATAAGTTTTTTTAAAAGATATGATTTCATTTAGATTTACTTTTTAATAATTGAACTTGAGCTTCTAAATCTTCAATATATAGCATAAATGCTTTTATATAGTAGTTATCATCTTCTTTTAATTCTTCTAAACGATAACCGTCAAAGTATCTAAAACCTTCATCTACTCTATTTATTATACTTTTGTATCCTTTTGTTTCTGGTTCATTCATTTGTTTTATTTTTATTTAAAAAATGTATCTAATTGTATTCCAAGGTATTATCTTGTTATGTAACTGTTTAAACTCTTTAATATATTCACGTTTTAATTTATAATTATATCTTATGTTTTCACAACCATACTGAGAAGTTTTAGTCTCTTGTATATTAGGAGTCCATAAGTCTACTTCTGTTTCTGGATTTCTTTTAAGATTTAATTCATGTCTGTCTATATTGTGTGTAAGAAATATACATTCTGATAAAACATTTTCTTTAATCTCTATATATTTATCCATCAATCTAAATAACTTAAAATAATCATTTAACCATCCATCGTATACTATTATAGGGCTAAAGTTTACGTGTACATCATATCCAGCAAATGTAAAAGCATCAATAGCTAATATTCTATCTATAATTTTAGATGTTCCTGGCTCATGTATATCAGCTTTACGCTGTGGCATTAAGCTAAATCTAATACGTATTTTACCTTCAGGATTAAATCCTAATAGTTTTCTGTTTACATATTTTGTAGCAAAGCTGCCCATAATGTCTGGATGATCTTTAAAGAATGTAAATATCTTCTCCCATTCATGATGTTTAGCGTGTAACGCAAAGTCCTCATTACAACTTATATCGTATGTAATGTATTCCTTATGTGTTTGGTTAGGTTTATCCACCTGTGCAAAAGCAGCATGACTATTTATTTCAGTGAGTATATCCTCTGTGTTTGTTGCAACATTTAAGCTGAAAGGCATATGGCGTTTCATATAACAATATGAGCAGTTATACAAGCAGCCATAGCCAAAGCTTGGGGATATAAAATCAGTAGACCTACCAGATGGACGTATTTTAAATGTCTTTCTAGTGACTTTTTTTATCATTTTTATCTAGCTTTATATACTGTTGTATTCTTTTTATTATCAACATGCTGTACGGTTTTTAATGTCCATAATGCTGTTTCTTTCTTAACGGTATTATAGCACTCTTCTATTAACATTTGTCTTTGTATTTCTACAGGCATTGTAGGATCTACTGTAATACTTTGTCCATAGTTAATTTTAATAGCTTCAAAGTTACCTATGTTAATAGTCTTACTTACATTGAATGATATATTACTTACATTCATTAATTGATCATCTAATTTTTTCATTTCATAAATTGTTTTATTTTAAGGAATCTACCTATGTCGTCTTTAAGCTTAGTTGCTTTAGTTCTTAGTACTTCTATCTCACGATACAGACCATGCTCTCCTAGCCATTTGTTATCTATATCTTTTAGTGTCTTTACAACATTATCAGCATGAGGTTTTAAATACTTACGTAATTTTGTAATTTGATAGTTGTGATTGATGTATTCTCTCCATTCAACAAAGGATCTCTTTGAGCGTTTACCAACTTTTCTAATTCTTAATTCTTTAATTTACTTTAATTTTAGCAGGCTTAATATCAGCCTCATTCATACTTATTGTTTCACATTCTTCTCCACATACACCACATTGGTAATCAGGGTATTTATGGTATACAGGAATATCTTTAATAGTTTTCCATATCTTATCTTTTCCCACCCATGTAGATAGTTCTTGATCTGATTTCTCAGGTAATGTAAACTCTTCATCATCAGTATCATATACTTTTCCTTCACAGCATTCTGAAGCCTGATCTAGATCCCAAGTAAAATCGTCCCATATTACTTTATATTGTGCTGACAGTCTACCGCCAAAGCACATACCTGGTTCTTCATATTCTAATGTAAATGATAAGTCAGGAAAGTCTTGCATAATATTATTTATCCAATCTATAGGTGGAGCCCAAGCTGTGTCAAATGATACTGAGAAGGAATCTATATCATTATTATTTATATGGGGCTCACAAGCATCCCATTTAGTTCCCCAGTTAGCTATACTCCATTCATACCAATCTTTACGATCACCACGAGGTAGCGTTCCTTCAAATGAAAACTCATCACCTGAACGCAAGTCAGAAGTTCCTATAGTTGTTGTTGATTTTTCTACAAATTCATGTAGTTGTTTTTCGTCACCTGATACTTCTAGGTTGTTCCAGCACCAATTTGGCATAGTTATTTGTTTTAGTTATTAAATTACATCAGGGTGAGCAAGTGTATTAATTCTCATTGGCAAAAACGCCTTTATGCCCACCCCTTTGTAATACTTGTTTTGTTGTAAAAAAAGGAAGGGAGTAGGATAACAGCAAACGTTAGTTATCATTCCGTGGCCACACGCTACTACTCCCAACCTATACTATATGAACCGCTAATTAACCTATAGTTAACCGATTGCGGGCTTTATCTTTTGTTTTAATGACTTAACTTGTTGAGAGTCAAGTATATTAACTATTGTATTCTTATTTAATTTAAGCTTACTATTAATAAAAGCGTGTACTTTTTTTATATTCTGTTTAATAAACTTCTTTCTTTTAGGTTTGTAGTCATCATTAGCCCATTTAGATCTTCTTATAAGCTCATTATACGTGGGTAATACTCGTACATCTCCGTTAAGATATGTAATACTTAGATTAATTTTGTTTACATCTTGAATAATCCATTCATTATTGTGTTGTCTAAACAATTTATGTATAACATCGTACTCTGTTATTTCATTTTTTTCAAATTGTTTTTTTAAATCCGTTATATATTGTACAGGGATTTCATAGGTTGTTTCTTTCATGGTAAAAGTATTGATTAATAGTTATTATTAAGTAGAAAAAAGAAGAGCCACAAGGGCTCTCTTTATTAATTTGGCTCGTCTACTGACGGAGTCATAGCTGTGAAGATGGAGAAGAATACTCCTGCAACAACAGCAGTAGCTAGACCACTAAATGTACCTATAAACAATAGAGGTAGTAGTAGTGTGAATAATATGTCCCAAAATGTCTGAGTCTTTACTAGTCTGCGTCTGCCCAAGGCTTTATATACTATGATATAATAACCTATGGCAGCACAGAATGATATTCCTATAATACTCATTAGAATGGCAAGTCATCAGCTGTAACTTTCTTACTAGCTTTCTTTCTAGTTTTCTTTGTAGGTGTTTCTGTAATAGCTCTTTCTTCAGCACTAGGTGTAAGCGCCTCAGTTGCTAAATCATTAATAGCTTGTTCAGCTGTTTTGCGCATATATTCATTAAGCACAGGTGTATGAGACAATCCATTGTCTTTTATCTCTTTTACAGGCCATAGAGTTATAGCAACTCGTTTATTACCATTAACATCATCACTCATATTTTCCTTCATAAACTGACAGAAGTCTATAGGATTGATAGATAGTTTGATAACTTTAGTACCTGAATTGAATGTATGCTCTCTAACGAACATACCTTTTGCTAATGTGTTTTTGTTTTCTGACATTTTAAATTGTTTTAATTAATAAATAGTTAGTTATTGTTAAGTTGAAAAAAGGAAGGGACTGTGCCTAGTCCCGACCTTATGTAGAGTATTGAGTAACAAGTAATACGACAATATTATGATAGCACGCCCACACACTCTATAGGTTAAAAAGAGAAAGGTCTTCAAACCTTATAACGATTGCCTAGATGTATCTAAATCGCGAGTTTTTATCTCTTTATGTTATTTAGTGAAATACATCTGAGTATCCACTGTCGTTAGTCCAATTATGTTCTCTTGTTATGTTATTTGTATCAAAGCAAGTAGCCCAATCAATGAATGGCAGGTCATCTAGCCACATGTCTATTACTGCTTTATCTTTAGCACGCTGTTCTATTATATCGTGTAAAGGTGTAACGTTGTATGTATGATACGTTGGAGTATCTACATGTACTGC